GTCTTTTTAGCCGTAAATATCTTATCGTTCAGTGGTGAATCTTTATAGTTTTTTACTTCAATGCAGTAATGGTTTCTCTGATTGGGGACGTATAAGTCCCCTTTCAGATATTCCAATGCACCAGAAGCAGGTACTCTCTCAAACTTTAACCCTGTGGCTTCTCGAAGCATATCTCTTACAAGATACTCGCCACGCGCTCCTTTTGCTCTCGAATCTACCATAATTACTCCAATGTACTTATATTTTCTGACTTTACTACTTCGATCTTTTCTAGCAATGGATGTGACCAACCATGCGAAACTAAGTAAGTATTTAAGTCTTCTCGCATTAGAACCTCTACTAAACGTTCTTTACCTGCATCATCTAACACACTAATTACTTCGTCTAAAAATAATATATTGATTTTAGACTTAGATATACTACTCATTAGCTTACGAATTGCTAGTAGTGTTGCAGTGTTTACGCGGGCTAACTCACCTGATGAGAGGGCTAAAATGTCTATAACATTACCAGCATCTGTAATTTGTACATTCAATTTGTCGTTTGATACGATAAACTCAAGTGTAAATCTACCATCAGAAAGTTCAGCCAAGTACACATTAGCTAATTCTTCGAGTTCTCCGACAAGGTTTTCAATCTTATAAGCTAGTAATCCGTTCGTGCTAAACGACTTCTTGAGTATATCAAGGTTTGATTCTAACTTACGATTCTTCTCTAATTTCTCGGAGTATTCTTCCAGTTGAGCAATAAACTCATCTGTTTGTTCTTGTATTACTTGTATTCGGGTATTTCGACGTGTTAATCGCTCGTTTTCTTCTGCGATTCTTGATAGCTCTTGCTTTGACTCTCGTAAGCGCCCTTGCACGTCTGACACCCTACTTTCAAGCTCTTGCTGATCCAACAAATCCGTCTGTAGCTCTCTGTCGATAGATCGAAACAAGTCTTCCCAATCTTTCTTAATTGATTGACAGCGTTCGTACTCGCTGTTTTCAGATTTGATGTCGACAATTTGTCGTTGAAGATCTTTAACTCTTCTTGTAGCTTCTTCATATTTTACCTCTTCCGCTTCCTTCATAGCCAATTCGACAGAACTGTCGATAGGTTGCTCACAAGTAGGGCAAGTATCTCTAATTTCCCCTAATTGTTTCAAAATTCGTTGAGCACCCGTAGCGACTGCTTTCACTGCTCCTAGCTCTGACTGTAAATCATCGTAAGAGCTATACTGTGCTGTTGAGCTATTTACTTCATTAATATCTATCGCATCGAGCATTGACTTATATTGATTATTCGTTTGAATTTTTTTATTTTTTTCCGAAATATTTTCAATCTCTACCGTAAGAGAACGTAAAGTCTTCTCATCTTTAGATGTATCAATTTCTAAATCCAACAAGGGTAGTATGGATGTATCACTCAACTTATTATCATTTAACCACTTTTCAACAGTTGCAAGTTTCCCTGCTATCGTATTAGAGGTACTTGATACCTCTTTAGACGCGGCTTTAAATATATCAAATAATTCAACATACTTTTCTAGGTGCAATAGATCAATAAGAAACTTCTTACGATTTGCATCTGTAGCAGTTAGAAACTGTAAACTTGCGTTTGTGTTTTGGTATACTAGTTGAGAAAATGTTTTAAAATCTACTCCAAGAACTTCCTGTAGAGTCTTGTAGGTATTTGTAGCTGTGTGGCTAGAAATATCTTCACCATTCTTCTCTAGTTTTACTTTTATACTTTTCTTACGATTGATTGTAATCTCGTACCTATCGTCATCTTTTGTAAGAGACAGGTAGATATTATAACCGTCATTTACATAACGATTAGGAATGTCTGCTTTTTTAATCCCTTTAGAGTTTTTATTGAATAACGCTTCTTCTATGATTAATGGTATAGACGACTTGCCCATGCCATTTGTTCCCAGAATCTGGGTTAGCGTATTATCATCTAATTGTAACTCATTACCAGAACCATAACTAAAGCAGTTATCCCATCTCAACGTTTGTAGTGTAATCATTGTATGTGCCTATTATGTCTGGTATTTTATCGGGGTTTATTTCAAGAATATAGTTTAGATACTCTACTAGTTCCTCTTGTACGGACATCTCTTTGTCCATGATGAGAGTCGCTTCTGACTTTCTCTTTACTACTTTCTTGTCTAGCAATTCTGAATTTTTTACTTCTGCTAAATCTTGTATATCGCCTTCTATCTCGTAAATAGTATGATCAAAATCAGTTGGAATCATCTCATCTTCATTTGTTACTGTTTTACGAAGTAGTTGTGGTAAGTTAAACTGTTCCCACATCCATTCCCAATTGTTCTCATTGATCAATAGATACCCGGTTTTTACCTTTGTTCTATGAAATGATGTAGTCATGGGACTGCCTGGGTATACAATATTTCTTTGTGTATTACTGTGAGAGTGTAAGTCTCCTGCGAATACGACAGGGAAATCTTCTAGTAAGTCTAGGTCGATCTCTGGTTTAACGTGTGGTGGAATCTCTCCTCGGACATGGGTGAACAAGGGCTGACTCTTATCAAAGTGATCTATAGCACCTTTTCTGTGCAGATCAGCGTAGGGTAGTATGCCGTAGCCTAGATCGTTATCTACATACGATATATCTACTATATTTATAAGAGGGTTAATATCTCTGGATACTTGTTTAAGCTGTGTAAAGAACGTCTTGTTCTTCTTTGTAGCTTCATGGTTCCCATCATAAATAATAGTCGGAATCTTTACTCCACGAATAAACTTGAAGTAAAGTTCCAACTCTTCCATATTCGGTAGACGATCAAAGAGATCGCCACCGATTATGTGCATATTACACTCAGTCTCTAACTCATAGATTTGGTCAAAGAACATTTGATAACGGTTTGTAGCCCACTTTACAGGGACGTTTTTCTGCCCCAGCTTTATGTGCCAGTCTGCCGTAAAGAGAATCATCCTACGTTAAACTCTTCGTCAAGTAGTTCGTCATCTGCTTCGTTAGCTGCGCCACGAACACGGTCAAGAAGCTCTTTCTGAGCGTCAGGTGTTGGGCGTGACATTACATCATCCATAGATTTTAGATCAGCAATTAAGTCACGCTCTTCGTCTGTTAATGGACGAGGTTTGCACTTAAGTGCTTGTAGTTGATATTCAACATTGTAAGGTAGTGGCCCAGTCTTGACGCGCTTGAAACAAATGTCCCAACCAGTATCAGGATCAGTAGGATCACCTAGATCTTCAGCAGCAGTAATAATTTGTTCCCACAATTTTTTCTTGAGGTTTACTACTTTTACTTTACCTCCTTCAATGCACTGTGTAGCATAGCTCCACCCGCATTTAAGATCAGGATAGTACTCTCGTACCCAGTCTTTTTCTACGTTGTTGAATCGTTCAGAATTTCTATCAAAAGATAGACATTCCATTGGGATATTTTTATCATTCTCGCCCTTAATCCAGTAAACATAGCGTGCAAGAATATCGCCAACTACGCGCATTTTATTGTCTCCGTCTGTGTACTGAAAAGAGTCGATTGATGATTTTTGGGCTCCGCCCGTTTGTTTGTTAAATGATAATGCCATTAGTGTATAGTCTCCAAAGTGACTTCTTCATAGATAAATGTTATAGTCTGTTCATCTACTATGAGTAGCCTGTTGTCATTGATTTCATCTAAATCCACAGGACAATGCAGTGAATCTAGCGTAGTTTTTTTATCTGCATAATAATCCGACAAGCTCCGTAAAGAAGCAAGTGCGTAATACATACATATTTCTTTTTGTTCATACTTATGAGAATTGTACAGAAGAAACTCTGGATGTACCAGAAAGGAGTTGCCTGAAAAGTTTTTCTGTGAGAAAGTATAAATAGGGTCGTATTTATTCTTAGGAATACTGCCCTTCACGAGCATTTCCATAATAAGGTTGCAATTGTAAATGCTACCCGCCGCCGTATCGAATACCTTCTTCCAATCAAATAAGAGCATATATTATACCGAAGTTTAAGTAAGTTGTCAAGAAATATTTTTTTATAGGTGTGCTTTATGCACTCGTTTTCTGAGATCACTGCTACTAAAACGATGATCTCTTTTGTTAAAGTATAGCTCAATGCCTCGTATATCTTTTCCTGTAAAATCCTGATACTTGTACTCTTCTCCTAGAATACGAATATTTATGGGATACATTTGTAAAATATCTAGTAAATCTTGCTCTGTTTGATAAGGAATTATCTCGTCTACATATTTTATACACTCTAACTGTGTATACCTTTCTACAAGGGTTTGTATCGGAGAATTTTTTCCTTCTCTCACTGAGGGGTCTACTTGCAAGCCACATATCAGCCAATCACACTGGCTGGAGGCTTCTCGAAGCATTGAAACGTGTCCTGCATGAAGCAGATCAAAAGTTGAACAAGTAAATCCAATTTTCATAAGTATTTCATTTCCCAGCCTTGTTTCATATAAAATCCAACCCTATTAGAAGCCTGCTTGCGAGCAGTGTTCCCTTTGAGGTGAATATCAATGATGACTGGAGAAATTTTACCCTCTTTTTTACGAATTACCCTGCCCACTAGCTGTGTGAGTAGGGGTTCGTTGTTTACTGGTGTACCAAGTATAAGACAGCTTAACGTGTCCACTGATATACCTTCTGAGAAAATTGCCTGTGTTCCGTAGAGAACTTCTTTATCTCCATAGAGAATTTCATCTACAAGCGTTTCTCGATCTTCGTGAGATACTTCACCAGTTACACAAATTGCTTTGTCTCCAGTAAGTTCTGCACATCTTTTCAAAAAGCTAACACGATCACTTACTACTAGCACTTTATGCCCTCTTGCGGCGTAGGCCGCGGCAAGCATACTTATTGTATGTTGATATTCTTCATCAGTAGCCAATTTTGTTACTCTGTTAGCCCAGGGAATCTTTGCACCATCCATGAAACGAATCTCTGAGGGTACAATATGTACTGTAGGGGTCATATAGTTTTCTTTAGGTGGCTTAAAAAGAGTATTACCAAAGTAATCTCTGAACACAACGTGCTTTCCATCTTTTCTTTCTATAGTACCCGATAGACCG